CCCATAATTTTAGCTCTAACGACATAATGCCCAATACCTTCGGCATCAGAGATTTCAACAATCTTCTGCGCCGCCTTCTCAGTGATAGTAATCATATTACTCCAAATTATACAAATATAGCCAATTGTTTTAGGCTAGGAAAAGAACTCAAAATATATTTCATATCGAGCATTTTGTTTTCCGAAGAAAGAAATGCTAATATTACTTTGGGAGAAATTTGCGGAAACTTATTCATCATCTTAATAAGCCTGTCCGCATTTGATTTAGAATGCCTGGTTGTTTTTTGAAATAATTTGTCCGCGTAAATCACCGCCAAATCATTAGCTACACTTTCATCTAAATCTAAAATGTTTTTACAGTTTCTCAAATGATATTCTTCTATCATATCAGCCGGAGAGTTTTTTAATAAAATAGGAAGTTTGTCATGACACTTGCTATCATAACGCTGTTTAAGAAGCTCTCTAATATCTTGATTGTTAAGAAGAGTATAAAATGCCCTAATATTTTTTAAAGTAAAAGCCCTCTCACAAAGCAAATCATACAATAGATTAGCCATATATTCTTTATCGTAAGAAATTCCCTGGCGCTCTAAATAAGTTAGAATATCAAAATTTTTATAAGAAACAAGAATTTTTTTAGTAGTTAAAGATAAGTATTCATTAGTATCTTTAAAGACATAAGGAATAAATTCCTTTACTACCGAAATAACTTTTTCAATATTAGTGGTTGGTGGCAGAGATAATAAGGTTTCTCTAATTTCTGCCATAGTTTCTGTTCTTTGATGTTTGCTTTTGCAAAATTCTTTTAATTGTAAAAGCTCGATATCATATTGAATATCTACTAACTTTTTAAGTCTCAACAGTTGAGAAAATCTATTAATCAAATAATTTTCTAACTTATCGGAAAACTTTTTATCATTAAGGTTTAGAATAAAATTAAATCTATGACCCCAATAATCAGAGCCATTTTCCCAGAAAATTTGGGTTGATTTAACTAATCTATTCCAAAGATAGGGCATATTAACATCGTGTTTTTCTCTATATAAAGCCTTAAATTCAGAAATATTTAAGTCTTTAGAATCTGAAAAGCACAATAAATCCACTAAATGCCTAAATCTTGGATTTAACTTCTCTATAAAAAGTTCCATATTATTATTTATATCATCATAATAATTAGAACGATTGGCGAAAAACAAAGCCAAGGCCCCAAAAGCAGTAGTTGCTCCAGCACTTCTGCCTTTAATTATGATACTAGGTAGTCTCTTTACGAATGCCATTCAATAATATCTTTGCTATCAGTTCCAGCAGAGATATATCGCATTCGACAGCCGGTTGCTTTTTCTACTTGATCAATAAAGTTATACAATTCTTCAGGATAATCCTTTACCTGAATGGCGTCCTCACCTTCGCCCAAGATTCTTGAAGCTTTTTTAATTTCAGCCCAGCCTTTAAAATTAACATATTGAGGTTTAGCTTTAAAGAAATCTCTGGGACTGCAAGGAGGAGATTCATAAAACATCCCTACGGGAACTTTATCCATTCCTGCTAGAATATCAAACTTAGTCATAATAAGTTTATTAATACCACCAACCTTACAGGCATACTCTAGTGCTGGTAAATCTAACCAACCCACTCTTCTTGGACGGCCAGTAGTGGCTCCATATTCGTGACCTCTTTCACGCAAAGCGGCGGCCTCTTCTCCTTCAATTTCAGTTGGAAAAGGCCCCTCCCCCACCTTGGTGGTATAGCATTTTACTACACCATATACCTCTTGTGGTGGGGCGAAATGAAACCCAGCAGAATAAATGCCTGCTACCGTAGATTCGCTACAGCTAACATAAGGATAAATGCCGTGATTAATGTCAAGCAAAATGCCCTGGGCTCCTTCATATAGAAGATTGCTCCGAGACATCTCATCTCTAACTTGCATTAGATCAACAAATCTAACGCCCTTGCTATGTAGCTGATACATTTCATCAATAAAATGATGATTAGCATTACTAAATAAATCTGCAACTCTAAGACCACAACGACCAATCTTATCCATATAAGCTGGGCCAATGCCGCGATTAGTAGAACCAATATGGGAATTTTTAGCCTTATCTTCTTCCTTATGTTTAGGAAGAACGACAAAAGCATTTTTATCTACATAAATTCTTTTACCAACTCCCGGATAAACTTCATCGGCATCATATACTTCATCTCGAAGTTTTTCGATGTCAATGACCATTCCAGAACCAAGATAGGCTTTTAGTTGCGGAACTCTCCAATCTGCCGATGGCAAAAGATTATGAACAAATTTTTCACCATCTCGATAGATTGTGTGGCCGGCATTTGCCCCACCATTAAATCTAATAATCCAATCATAGTTTTTAGATAAATGGTGGGCAATGTGACCTTTTCCTTCATCGCCCCAGGAAGCTCCAAGAATAGCAATATTCATAATAATCTCCGATAATCTATTACTAAACACATATACCAAACATACGGAGATGAAGGTAAATGTTTTATTTATACTTAATTTATAATTTTATAAACGGCAAAATTTATGTAGGAATCACCAACAATCCAAAAACTAGATGGAGACGACATAAATCAGATGCCAAATCTAATCGTAAACAGGCTATTCATTGCGCTATTCATAAATATGGTGCTGATAAATTTTCATTCAAGGTGATTGAAGAGATTGATACTTGGGAAGAAGCCAACAAACAAGAAGTTCAGTGGATTAAATTTCTAAAAGAAAATTCTTATCAAGTATACAATGAAACTGACGGAGGTGACGGTGTGACTGGCACTAAATGGACTGACGAGCGCAAACGGCGTATGAGTAAATTAAATTCTGGCAAAGGTAATCCAATGTATGGCGTTCAGTTATTTGGTAAAGCCAATGGTAATTATGGCAAAAAAATGAAGCCTCACGTTAAAGAAGCTTTGCTCAAGATAAGAGCAAAAGTAACTAAAGAACAAGCTAAGAAAATGTGTGATCTGTTTTCAACTGGACAATACAAACAAGTTGAACTTTGTAAAATGTTCAACTTGTCTGCTGCCCAAGTTTCTCGCATTATAAATGGTAAACGATGGAAAAATTAAATTTGTTCTTTAACCGTATTCCACTCATTATCATCGGACAGTCTTTTAGCCTCTTCCTCATGCCATTGTTTCTTTTGTGGGTCAACCTCTAGTTTTGCCTTATGTTGATGAACATAGATCAGAGTATTACGAGCTCTTCTGACGCCATCACACTCTGCCTGATTTAACTTCAATTTGAAGTCTTTTTCGTCTAAAACTATATTCATTAGTCAATCTCGTCTTCCCAAGGATAATCGTCTTCTTCCTCTTCTTCATCCTCTTCATTTTCGCAATCGAGACAAAGATCATATCCTCCCTCACACTCTCCGCCACAACGAGAACAAGAGTGCCAATCATCGCCATCATCCTCCTCTTCTTCCTCTTCACAATCGTGATCACAACAAGAAGTATTGGTATAACGAACTCGAACATCAGAAGAGTGTTCGCGGTCAACTACTCCAAGGACCTTATATCGACACACTCTCATTTTGGACTGATTATAATCAACCGGAATGGCTACTACATCAGCAGGATTAACCTCTACCTCTAACATTACGTCAGTAGAGGGGTTGTGGCTGGCAAATTGCGTATGAGCATAATCCCAATTAGCAACATGCAATCCATAGCTACAAGTTTGTGTAGCATCTTCATTTACCTGATTACGAGGCATCTCTACTACAGTTCCTACCGAATTGTCAAAGGTTCCACTATGGATATCCTTGAAGTCAGCACGAACGCGCTTATAAGCAATAAAGTTTCCTTCTTCTGTAATTGGATGGTCATTCTTCTCCAAGAATTGGAATAGCTCAGTTACTGCTCGATAAGAAGGATTCTTTTGAAGATTGCCGGCAAATCTAACCATAGGTTGATGCGGCAAACCTTCATCTTGAAATTGAAGAATCTTTCGGCTAAGACCTTCGTGAACCGGCACCCCATTAACAACTACCAATCCATCTTGAACGCGGAATTCTCCATCGCCAAAGGATTCGATCTTGTTTTTGGTAGCAAAAACTAGCCCCGGAATATCTTCGCTTCGACCTTCTCGAAGAGCCTGAATAACTTCATCAGCTAACGGCTCCTGACGAGAAATAATATGCGTTTGATTATCATAACGCACCGTAACGTTATTAGTACTAATTGCCCAAGCAACTTTGGTTGTCATTTTGATTCTCCCAATTCTTTATCAACTAAATTAATGTAATGCACAATGTGTGGTAAAATTTCTTTATAATTCCAAGTCTGAAGACTATCCAATAACGGATAGGTTTTTTCTACTTTGGTCGTCAGGCTAACTATATCCATATCTGGGTTATTTTTAACCCAAAGTTCAATATCATCCGACGTAATTGTTCCGTAAATAGCCTCATATAGTTTAAGCAAGCCCTGGTACTTAGAATGCTCAATCTTTTCAATATCTTTCAAAAGATTAAGTCGTTTAACAAAAAGCGAATCAGGAGATGCTAATTTAAGTTTGGTGTCAGTCATTAGCGCCCGATCTCGACCAGAGACATATCCATTTCCCGATGCGAACTTCGCTTTAACAAAATCGAATTTTTGATTTGCAAGATATTTAGTAGCAAAGGATTCAATGTCTGCCAAATCAGAGAACTCCTCTTCTACTCTATCTTGAGGCGCATCATAATCTACTCCATAAAAAGAATAATCAGGAAAATTTTCTAGAAGAGTGTTAAGAGAATGATGGTCTAATGCTTTTCCGTTTTTCAATTGAGCATAGCGCTGTGTAGCTCCATAATTGGACCTATGAAGAGTACAAAGTACCTTAGTGTTTCCATCTTCTTCATAAGAAGAATAGCTAGCCTGTCTAAAACAAGCCGCACTTTTGTCATATTTGAAAAGCAAAAGTCTGGAAGTAGGCGCAGTATACTTTCGACCCGAAGACTTAGTAATGCTAGATAATAGTCGCGGCTTCAGTTTATCTAGATGAATTGCTTCATTTAGTGTGTCCACCGTAACCTTATCAGTTGGACAAATAACAATTAGTTGCTCTAATTTGGCGTCCTGCTCAAAAGCCTTTTTAATATGCTTGGGTGTCGGCTCCTTCAACGACAAATCATTAAGATAAAGAACACAATTCTCATCATAAGTAATGACATTTGTTGAAGTTCGAGACAGCTTATTGGGATCGGTACCATATTTTCTAGAATACTTTCCCTTAGTAAAAGAGAAAGTTGGGCACCCAGTATAAACATACTGATCAGTTAGCTCAATGTCTTGCCAGCAAAGCTGGCCCAAGAACTTTGTATTATTAAAAGCTTGCTTTAGTTCTTTGCGGTAGCAAATCATGGCATCCCACAAATTATCAAAGCTATCAACTTTATCTTGAACTCTAGACTTAACTTCTTTAAGAATTAAATCAAGGCGCTCTCTAATAACTTTTTGAGTTGGCTCATCAAGATAAATCTGCTCTCGGTTAGCTGAAAGGCTAAGCTCTCCTACTCCGAAATACATAATCAACTTACCCTTGATTGAAGAAATCAAGGCGCTATCGGCATATTTCTTGAGCGAATCCAGATCAAGCGGATACTCAATACCATCTACGATTACTTTGCAATCGTGATTGTAATAGTCGCGGCTTGAGATAATAGCCCATTCATTTCCCGACAGAATCTTGGAAATAGGCTCCCAAGCAATGCTGCCGCCCTTAATTACTGGTTTAACTTCCCAATGACGACAAGCTTGCTCCGTCCAGGTAGCAAACTCTTGAAAGTTTTTAGGAAGAACTGGAATGATAATAGTTGTTCCATTGGGCTCTGTGGTTCGCGACTCAGACATCAATGACATCTTGCCAACCTTAGTTTCATCAATATTACAAGAATAGTTGTATTGAACTCCATTGTAATTAGTGACGATACTAAAGGAATCGCTATAAGAAAAGGGAGTCTTGGCTCCCAATCCAAAGCCACCAGTCTGAAGATTGTCACTTCGTTTAGTGCTGGCGGTATATTTAATAAAAATGTTTACCATTCGGTCAGGGCTAATGCCTGGCCCGAAGTCCTTTACTTTATAATAAGGCTCCAAAGTATTTGGAAGGTAAATGTGAACCGGAACATCGGGCGTTCCAACCTCACGATGCGCATCTCTAGCATTACAAGAAATCTCTCTGCAAATAGCTAGAATAGGATTCGAATACATCTTGTTTCTCAAGATGTCGAAGATCATTCCCTGATCTTGAATCGAGAAGAACTCTTCTTCTAGCTCTCCAGACGTTTCAAGATACGGACGAGTTTCATTTAGTTTCATTTTTACCTCTTAGAGCGGGCACTCTCCGTGCCGCATCTCACACAATAATTTTCATAAATTGTGAGTCAAGGGGCGTGTAGTTTTATAAATTAATGGCCGTCAGGATTTTTTGATAAATTGAAAAATAATCCAATTCCCAAAATGAAACCTAAAGCAATATATTCTATTGTAGTCATATGATTTATCGATTATAATCGTCTTCTATTCTCACTATGTCGTCTAGTTCTGGAGTAGAAACTTCTACTATCTCTGCTTCAGTAATGGCCGATATTCGATGTAGAGTATATGGAGGACAATGAAAAACATCTCCTGTCCTCATATTAAATTCAATAACCTCATCATCTTGATTGGTTTCTAATATTATTTCTCCCTTTTGAACTAAAAAGGTTTCATCTTTTTTGAGATGAAATTGTTTAGAAAGACGACACCCCTTATTAATGAAGAGAATTTTCCCAACATAATAAGGGGTTTCGGCCCAAATTAATTCATAGCCCCAAGGCTTATCAATCTTGCGAGACATTAGGCTCTTAAATCGAAAGCTCTTCCAAACGGCGGATTAAAAGAACTACCACTGGTAATTAGCCAGATGACATCTTTACCGGGATGCTTCATAGCAGCAAAGTCAGAATCTAATAAATATCCGTCAGTAATGACAATTAAGAAATCGCACTCTCCAATATTCTGTTCGTAATCTGAGAAGAAGCTACTAAACATAGTGCCACCGCGACCATAAATCTTAACCTTGGAAAGTTCTTCCATATTAGCTTTTTTGATCTTGGTTGCCTTGTCCCAATAAATTTCAGCATCTGCCGGAACAATAGTTCCTTCAGAGCGTTCGTCCAAGGCTGCCAACTGCGACAAACCAAATGCCATGTCTTCTTTGCCCATAGAACCAGAAGTGTCTAGTAAGCAGCCAAAGTGAGCATAATAGTTTCTACGTTTAGGCACCAACAGTCCGGTAAACATTGGACGAGATTTAAATCTGGTCCAATCATTTCTACCATTACCGGCACGCGCTTTTAGTAAGCGAGTGCGAATAATATCCTGCCAAGAAATCTTAGGAGCTGTTAGCTTGCCAAGCTCATCTTCCAATGCTGCTGGAACATGCCCTGCCATTTTCTTAGCAGCTTCCATAGCATCAGAAATTCTTTTGGCAAGTTTCTCTTCTGACTCTTCAGTGTCCATATGATCGTCTAGAGTGCCACCGAGGCCAAAGATATCAACACCTCCGCCACATTCGTCGCATCCATGATCACATCCGCCTTGACCCTGCCCCTGATCTTGACCTGATCCTTGCCCTGGCTGATTTCCATTGCCCGGATGTGGGCAGCTACATTGCTGACCATCTCCATGGTCATGGCCTTGTCCTGGCTGTTGATCTTGCCCCTGTCCCTGTTGGTCTTGGCCCTGATCTTGCTTATCAGAAGCTTGCTGGTCTTGTTGATTTTGCTTGGACTTGCTCTTATCTTTCTTTTTACCAGGTTTCTGATAAATTCCAATTCTGCCACATTTTGGACACTTGGGCAACAAATTGTAAAGATAATCATAAATCTTCTCAGGGCGCCTCATGTCCTCATCCAAATCAGGATCAGCATAAAAGAACTTCTGAGACTTTTCTCGGCGCTCTAGCTCTTTCAATTCCTTGGGAGTTAGCTCTCTATCTTCATTTGCGCCTGGCAATTCGACATCGGGAGCCGCAGAGCTTTCTTCTGGATTTAAATCTTCAAACCCCTTGATTTGCTTAAATGGATCTTTAAGCAATTCAGCATATTGTGCAAGAGTCATGTACTTGCCAAGATGCTCAGTAAATTCTTTTCTAGGATCTCTTTTTCTTGCCTTAAAATCATCCATAACAGTGCCATTAACAATATAGTCAACAGCAATGTTCCATAACTTAGGAAGACGTGATCCTCTTCTTTGAGGGTGCATATAAATTGCGTGCCAAGCTTCGTGAGCACAGATAATACGCAAACCAATCTTAGATTGTTTTAAAACAAACTTTGGATTCCAATAGTATCTTTTACCATCAGTAGCGGCGGTTGGAATGTTTAGAGTACATACGTGCTCTACTGGATACATTAAGCCGAAGATTAACGGGTCTCCTCCCATTCCAGTTCCAACGTGTTCGTTATTATATCTGGTACCTAACTCCAAGAAAACATTGGTTAATATCTCCTCGGCCTTAGACACTAGCTTGTCATCAATTTTACCAATTACTTTAGAAAACTCCATTTAAACTCCATATATTATATATCTGGTTTAATGGGTATCAGCCATCTACTTGCTTATTGATTTTAGCAAGAACCAAAGACCAATCAGGATGCTCATCCAAGCTAAATTTAACCATTCGGTCAATTTGAATTTGGCTTCTAACAGCAACCAACACATTTTCGTATGTTACCTTCTGTAAGAACTTACCTACATGCTTGATGCTTGGGGGCGGCTCATCAGGAGTAGATTGATCCAACTGAGTAGCCAATCGAGCACAAGTAATCATACAGGCAACCAATTTCTTAGTTGGCTCCAAAGTATTGTACTTGCCAGATACATCTTTACCGTGATAGATATCTTCAACCATTGGAAGAAGTTGCTGATAGTGCTCATAATAGTTGGAGTATTTGATGCCAGCATCTTTACCAACACAGCCACATACCTTCTTGTTTAGAACGGTAGAGTTCCAGCCACGAGCTTCTCCCTTATAGAGAATTTCGGAGGCGCGGAACCAACCACGAGGAGAAGGATCGGCATAACGATCTTCGGGATCAACTGCTCCGAATAAATCTTTAGGATGATCGGTAATATAGGCAGTGATAGAAGGATGAATGTGTCCAGACTTACCGGCCCATTCCAACCAAGAAGAGGCGTCAGCTTCAACCAAATACTTTTCAGCACGGTCCAGCAATGGTAAGCTAGGGCGAGCCCCACCTTCAGAAATAAGATTTCCAGTCATAACGATAGCCTGAAGGTTATCAAGTTTTCTGCCGTTAATAGAGCGGAACTGAGTAAACTCTAACAATGGAGCCCACAAACTAGGGTCGGCCTTATCTACTTCGTCTAGCAAGGCGACCACACCCTTCTTGCCTTCTATCATTGGTTCATAGAATTGAGGAAGCAAGAAGTCAACAAATTGCTTTTGGCGGGCCGATGCCATAATATCTGGATAACCTCCCAAGTCTACCCTCTCCATAACTGAAAGATTGATATAGACTTCCTTCATTCCAGCTTTCTTAATCTCTTGCTTAGAGATTTCGGTTTTGCCAGTGCCTCTACGGCCAAAGATTGCAATGTTGCCGCCAACTTGAATGGAAGCTCCTACATGCTCGGACAAATCCTTGGTGTTTAGTTTTTCAAGATTGAAGTCCGAAGTTGTCATTGTTTGTTGTTGTGTCGCCATTATTTATTCTCCAATTGCAGGATCA